GTTATAACACTACTCCATAGGAGTTATCCTATGTCAGCAGCAACAAACATCGTAATAAACGATGGTCAGTCGACTCCTGTTTCCCATACCTTTGTACCAGCTCGGAAAGCTGGGGATGTGGTCTTTTGGGAAGAGCGAAACACGGCTCATACGGCCGGTGGGTTTTACTCCATTTCAATCGGAGCGAACTCGCCTACCTCCCGGCAAGTAGTCCGGGCTAAAATCAACCTCAGCGTTCCTTTCGAGGTCGTGAATGTTGATACGGGATCATATTCGTATCCTTCCATTGGAAGGGCAAATATGGATATTTTGGTTCCGGTATCGGCAACGGCCGCAGAACGTGCGGATTTGTATGCCTATTTAAAGAACCTAGTGAGTCATGCGGTCATTGATAATTTAGTTAATGATCTGGATACTCCTTTCTAGGGCTACTACTATGGCGCTTTTGCGTCGCCGGAGGTTCAATGTCCTTTTTAAAGGAATTGAAGGAGGCAGTGGATGATCGCGATGTTGAAATCGCATTGTTCAACTGCTTGTGTGAGGAGATAAATACTCCTCGGTCCCTTGCCTGCTATTTGTGCGGCAAATACGGGGAATGGTTAGAGTACAAGGAGCTCCCGATTTTAGACTGCCATTACGATGGTAGCCCTATATTGGAGCGGTTCTTTCGAAAGACCGGACTTCGTGCGTTGCACGATTTTAGGGAAGATCGATTAGTCAGTAGGATGCTCACGAAGAGCTCTCTTATCGACGACACCGGTAAGTTGGAACCTGAATACAACGCTCGGAAAAGCTTCGCGGAATGCGAGACAATTCTCAAATCCGTTGAGGGTAAAGTGCCCTCGTTTCCGGGCTTGCAAAAGTTCATAGACCAGCTGGATGACATCTTGGGTTTCCCAGGTGACACAACGTATGTATCCCAAGACTTTATTGATTTTGTAATCAATAAAGCTCGTTTCGGGCCCGGAGCATCTGCTGGGCAGAAGCTGATTTTAAAGAGTGATAAGTTGAGGTTAACTCCCTCTGTGGGTCCGAACCTGTACAAGCTTAGAAAGCTTTTAGCAGGCCCAGTAATGGATAAATGGAACAGTCTGAGAAAACCGAAGTATAAGGTGATCAAAGCTGTTTCCGTCCAGACGGTACCTAAGACCGCGTTTACCGATAGGACTATCGCCAGTATGCCTTTGTTGGATATGTATTTCCAGCGCGGGCTTGGTGTGTTCTTTGAAGAACGTCTGCGGTCCTATGGGTGTGATATCCGTGATCAGTCACGAAATCAGATGTTAACTAGAAGGGCTTGCGAAGATGGTCTTGCGACTATCGACCTGAGCTCAGCGTCTAGCTGGTTTTGTGAAGAGAATCTAAGTTACCTCCCGGATGACTTGTTGTGGCTTCTTAACATTGTGAGGCCGCATTATTACAAGCTGACGGATTTAAAGGGTGAGCAGCCGAAAGTTTTTTACAATTGGTTGCCCATGGGCGCAGGTCATACCTTCGCGTTCATGACTTTGTTTTTCTTTGCTTTGGTGCGTTCTATTGTACCGAAGCGGTTATGGAATAAAACGGGAGTCTATGGAGACGACATTATTGTCCCGGCTGAATTTGCCGGTCCTGTTATCACTGCCCTTGAAGCACTTTACTTCAAGGTTAACCGAGAAAAATCGTTCTTAAACGGACGGTTCTACGAGTCTTGCGGTGTCGAAGTACTTGATACCGTTGACGTAACTCCTTTCTACTGTAGGACGAACAACACGGGTTCGGCAGCTGGTAAAGTTGCTGCAACTGCGTATAAAGTCCGCCTGGCCAATAGATTAAAACATTGGTTAGGTCCCGATTGGAATTTCGGGGATTATTTCTCCGGGATATGGTTTGCCCTTGTTACAGGGGTGCCAACTATCAGTCGGAATCCAGTGCCACCCAGCTTTGGCGATGCAGGTTTTAATGTGCATCTCAAAGATTTGCAAAACGCTGCCGTACTTCGGCAGTTTAAACGGTTTGCACCGAAGCCCGCAAAGGTTTCGGAAGGGTGGGAAAGCGTTTATACAATATGGGCGTGGCAAGTCAAGCCGCGCAAAGTGGACGTGCGAGATCGATTTTTGGTCTTGTATACCCTCAGTATTGTAGAAGACTCGGCGGAGGTTTACTACCTCCGTCATAAAGTGGTGGGTGACGGTGATTCTGGCTCATCTTTCGACGGGCTTGAACCACTGATTGGGTTGTTCTCCAATCCGGTTCTGAGAAGAACGTTCGCTCACTGGCCTGCTAATCCTTAGTAGGTCCCACTTCTCAATGGCGCTCTGCATGTAAACCTTGCATAGCTTATCGGTTAATACCTTTAAGCATAGACTGCAAGTATTGTTTCAGAGTTGTCGTTCACGCGCGTAATTTTACGCGGTGTGTCACCG